AGTTAAAACTGTTAGTACACGATGAAAGTGGTAAGTGGGAGAGACCTGATAATATATTAAACAACTGGCGAGTAACAAAGACTACGCTGAGGCTAGGTAGCAGGATCATAGGTAAATGTATGATGGGTTCTACTTCGAATGCTTTAGATAAAGGAGGTGAAAACTTTAAAAAACTTTACAATGCATCAGATGTCACCAAGAGAAATCGCAATGGACAGACTAGCTCAGGATTATATTCTTTGTTTATACCTATGGAGTGGAATTACGAAGGATTCATTGATTCTCATGGATTACCTGTCTTCCTCACGCCAGAACAACCAGTTAGCGGCCCGCACGGGGTACTTATTGACACTGGAGTAATTGAGCATTGGGAAAATGAAGTTGATGGTCTTAGAGATGACCAGGATGCGTTAAACGAATTTTATCGTCAATTCCCAAGAACAGAGGAACACGCGTTTAGGGATGAAACAAAAAATAGCATATTTAATTTAGTTAAAATTTACGAACAAGTTGATTTTAACAGCGACTTAGCTAATACCAATGTAGTTGTTAAAGGAAACTTTCAGTGGGAAAACGGAATAAAAGATACTAGAGTTATATTTTTACCAGACAGAAACGGTAGGTTTAATATATCTTGGATACCACCAATACATTTACAAAACCGAGTAATTATAAAAAATGGAGTTAAGCATCCTGGTAATGAACACATTGGAGCATTCGGCTGCGATAGTTATGATATTTCAGGAACCGTTGACGGTCGAGGTTCTAAGGGCGCGTTACACGGTCTTACATTGTTCTCAATGGAAGAAGCTCCAGCAAACTCGTTTTTTCTAGAATACGTAGCTAGGCCTCAAACAGCTGAGATGTTTTTCGAGGATGTTTTAATGGCAATAGCTTTTTATGGTATGCCACTACTTGCAGAGAATAACAAACCAAGACTTTTGTATTATTTAAAAAGAAGAGGTTATAGATCGTTCTCAATGAACAGACCAGATAAGACATATAACAAGTTATCTGTAGCTGAGAAAGAAGTAGGAGGTATACCAAATAACTCAGAAGACATTAAACAAGCGCACGCTGCTGCAATAGAAATGTATATACAGAATCACGTAGGTTTAAAAGAAAATGGCAACTACGGTACTATGTACTTCAATAGAACGCTTAACGACTGGGCTAGATTTGATATAAGTAATAGAACAAAGTTTGACGCGGCTATTAGTTCAGGTTTAGCGATAATGGCTTGCAACAGACACATGTATACACCAAAAGAAGAAAGACAAACTAGAACGCTTAGTTTTGGTTTCTCTAAATACGACAATAAAGGATCATACTCAAAAATACTAAAATAGATGTCAAAAACTTTACCAAAAGGTATATTCCCTAGCCAAGCGGTTAGTGACTCAGAGAAAGCCTTACCAGCGTATGGTATGGAAGTCGCTAAGTCTATAGAATCAGAGTGGTTTAAAAGGGATTCAGGTAGCATGCGTTATTATGCTAACAGAGACAATTTCCACAGACTAAGACTATACGCTAGAGGAGAACAATCTATACAAAAATACAAAGACGAATTATCTATCAACGGTGACTTGTCTTATCTTAATTTAGACTGGAGACCAGTACCTATTATACCTAAATTTGTTGATATAGTAGTTAATGGTATTGCCGATAGAGCATATGACATAAAAGCATATTCTCAAGATCCACACTCTTTACAAGAAAGAACTAAGTATATGGAAAGTATACTTCGTGACATGCAAAACAAAGAGTTGTTCAATGTAGTTGGTCAGCAGTTTGGAATAAACATGTTTAATAATGATCCAAATGAATTGCCTATGAATGACGAGGAATTGTCTTTGCATATGCAGTTAAACTACAAACAGTCTATTGAAATAGCTGAAGAAGAAGCTATTAGCAACGTTTTAGATCATAATAAATACGATTTAATAAAGAAAAGAGTTAACTACGATATTGTTACTATAGGTATTGGTTGCGAAAAAAATACTTTTAATACATCAGAAGGAATTAAAATTGAGTATGTTGATCCATCTGATATAGTTTATTCTTACACTGAATCTCCTTACTTTGATGATTTATACTATGTAGGTGAAATAAGAAGAGTGAGCTTAGTAGAACTTAAAAAACAATTTCCTCAGTTAACAGAGGAAGATATTAAAGAAATTGAAGGAACTGGTAGCAATGCTTTGTTATATAACAAGTCGTATGCGTCATCTGATGCTTCTGACAGAAATCATGTTTATGTACTTTATTTCGAGTATAAAACATTTAATAACCAAGTATATAAAATAAAAGAAACTTCTACAGGTGCTGACAAAGCACTTAAGAAAGACGACAAGTTTAATCCTCCTAAAGACGATAGATCTAGATTTGAAAAAGTTCAAAGAAGTATTGAGGTTCTTTACGAAGGTGTTAAAATCATTGGGCACGAAAAACTACTTAAGTGGGAACTAGCTGAAAATATGACTAGATCTAAATCTGATACTACTAAAGTACAGATGTCTTATAATATTGTAGCTCCTAGAATATACAAAGGTAAAATTGAATCACTAGTTAGCAGAATGACATCATTTGCTGACATGATACAGTTAACACATCTTAAACTGCAGCAAGTATTGTCTAGAATGGTTCCAGATGGTGTTTATTTAGATGCTGATGGAATTGCTGAGATAGACTTAGGTAATGGAACTAACTACAATCCACAGGAAGCACTAAACATGTACTTCCAGACTGGTTCTGTTATAGGTAGATCTATGACGCAAGATGGTGAGTTCAATCACGGTAAAATGCCGATACAAGAACTTAACTCATCTGCTGGTAACGCTAAAATTTCTAGTTTGATAAACTCTTACAACTATTATCTACAAATGATAAGAGATGTAACTGGTCTTAACGAAGCTAGAGACGGCAGTATGCCAGACCAAAACTCACTTGTAGGTCTACAAAAAATAGCAGCAGCAAACTCAAATACTGCTACTAGACACATACTATCGGCTAACTTGTACTTAACTCTTAAAACAGCAGAAGCTGTTTCACTTAGAATCAGTGATGTTTTAGAATTTTCAAACACTAAAGCTTCATTCATACAAGCTATAGGCAAGTACAATGTTGGTGTGTTAAACGAAATCAAAGACCTTCACTTACATGACTTTGGCATATTCTTGCAATTGTCACCAGACGATGAAGAGAAACAAATTCTAGAGAATAATATACAAATGGCTTTACAAAGAGACCAGATATATTTAGAAGATGCTATAGATATTAGAGAGGTCAAAAACCTTAAACTTGCTAATCAACTTCTTAAACTGCGTAGGCGCAAGAAACAAGAACAAGACAGTCAAATGCAAATGCAGAAAATGCAAGCTCAAACTGAATCTAATGCTCAATCTGCTCAAGCATCGGCGATGGCTGATATGCAGAAGCAGCAAGGTATAGCTGAAAGCAAAGTATCAATAAATAGAGCTCAATTGGAGTTTGATTTAGCTAAACTTGAAAGAGAGGCTACTATCAAGAAAGAGTTGATGCAGCATGAGTTTAACCTTAACATGCAGCTTAAACAAATGGATATGCAAGTGATAAATGATAAAGAGAAGTATAAGGAAGATCGCAAAGACGATAGAACTAAGCTTCAGGCTTCACAGCAGTCAGAGTTAATAGAGCAGAGAAAAGGTAATTCTGGTCCTAAAAACTTTGAATCAGCTGGGTTTGATACTCTAGGTGGATTTGGCCTAGAGCAGTTTGAACCACGTTAAAACAAATTTTATTAATCTTATAATATTTTATTATGTCAGACTACAAAGTAAACTTAATGCCTGACGATCAACCGTCAATAGCTGAAAGAGAAGAAAAAGTTCTTGATTCAGTTGGTGCTGATACAGGTAAGAAAAACACCGAGTACAAAGTTGATTTAAGGCAACCAAAACAAGAGCAAGATGCCGTTCAAGAGCAAAGCACAGATGAAAGCGTGTTACGCACAGAAGAACCCGAAGTGGGATTGCAAGAAGTGGGCGAAGGAGACAAAGAACCTCAAGTCGCTTCCGAAAACCAAGAAGAAGAACAAGTAATCGAACTAATACAACAAGAAGATGAAAAAATCCTGCAGCAAACCGAAAATGAAACCACAAGCGTCGAAAGCCAAGAAGCCGATGATGTACGGGAAGAAAAAATAGTATTACCTGAAAACGTTCAGAAGTTAGTTGATTTCATGAACGAGACAGGTGGAACTCTTGAGGATTATGTCAGACTAAGTGCTGACTATTCTAACGTAGATGAAAACACACTACTAAAAGAGTACTACAAACAAACAAAGTCTCATTTAGATTCAGAAGAAATAAACTTCTTGTTAGAAGATCAGTTTTCTTTTGATGAAGATATAGATGATGAGCGAGACATCAAGAGAAAGAAACTCGCATTTAAAGAAGAAGTTAGAAAAGCAAAAGACTTTTTGACTACGTTAAAGGACAAATACTACGCAGAGGTCAAGTTGGGCTCGCGTTTAGCTCCTGAACAACAAAAAGCTATTGACTTTTTTAATCGATACAACAACGAGCAGTCTCAAGTGCAAGAATTGCAAAAGAAACAAGCC